GCTTTATTGATCTTAGACTTGCAATATATTTTGCTCATTTTTTATAAAATAAATATTCTTGATATAAATAATCTACCGGATGATAATTCTGAATAATATTACCTCTATATAGTTCAATAGTAGAAATTTCAGATCTATTATTTAAGTTAAATAGTTTAGTTGCCAAATCCATTATGCAGAATTCAAACCAATGAATTGATATTACTTTAGACTCTTGATTTTTATTTGTTTTTTTGCTAAAATCAACAAAAAAATCATTTAGATCAATGTGTTTATCTGTTTTTATGTGCACATCAATATTTAATTCTGGGAATAAATATTCACATATTTCCTGTAATTTATATGATCTAAGTACAGATAATTTAATCTTACTCATCTTGTAATACTGATTTTTTAGTTCGCATAATTCTATTAACCATATTTTCCATCAAAACAATTGTATCATAATCAGCTGCATCTTCAATGTGAAACTGACACGCGATGATTGGCAGTGTGTTATGAGCTATTAACTCAATTGTATTGTCCTTCTCATGTGTTGCTAATACCGATAATCCCTCGCCTAAAAATCTAGGATCAATTGCTTGATGATGCCTACTATTAACGCCATAAACTCTCTGTGGTTGTCTATTTTGCATTACTGGTGCAAACTCCGAAAAATTCCAGAAGTCAATAGCATTAATCTTAATATTATGCATTGTCTTATATGGATCTTCAGGCTTATTGGTCTCATGAGACATATGCTGAATTAGCTTTCCATTAAATGCAACGTTCAGGCTTTGAATTCCTCTGCATATGCCTAGGATGCAAGTATTACTGGCTATATATTGTGGTAACATAATCCTGTCAAAATATTCTTTATGAATATCTGGCTTCCCAGTAAAATATGATGGCGTTTCATTGTATCTATCAGTTGAAACATCGGCTCCACCAGTTAGTAATAACAAATCTAAATCTGATCTAAATGAACTATCTGGAAGCAATAATATTGGCTCTCCAAATTGTGATGCATATTCCAGATAGCTTAAAGTTAATCCAACTGAATTTTCTCCAAGCTTTGATATTGGTATTCCTATTTTTCGTCGTGTCATTTTGTTGTTGTTTTAAATGTCATTTTCATTATTGTTTCATTAAGGAACTTTCTAAATTCCCGAAGTTCCTCTAAGTTTAAATACTCATAGTTATTATCCCAAATTCCAACCTGTGCAAAATCTTTAATTGGACTACCTTCAGGTTCTATGAGTCTAGTCATAAAGAAGCTTCTAATCTTTATTCTATCTGGATTTTCCTTTTTAGTCATAGCTTTCTTGTTTGCCACAAATCGTTCTTTGGATAGTTCTTATATCCTTTAGTAGATTGCAATGTTTTACATGAAGATAATAGAATTACCACAAGCAATGCTGCTGCATATAATATTTTAGGTTTCATTACCAATTCTCCCAACAAAATTTAATTCCATAAAATACAATTAAACACAATGCAATGAATGAATGTATTATTGCATAAATCGCAGTAGCGTCGTCTGGATAATCAAAATTATCTATTAATTGCTTTATTGATCTAAATGTCCACCATCCATATAGAATGATTAATAATGGTATAATAATATATCTCATTGTATTAGTTTTTGTAATTCAAAAATAAAATTATTATTACCAGAATATTGAATAGCCAATACCTTAATTGGTACTTCAATTTGAATGTAACTTCCACCCAAACTTTTATCTATTGCATTCCATGGATATACATCAGATCCTTCGACCCATGGAATCCATTTCTTCTCATAGACACAAGGTTTTTCTCTTAATAATGCAGGATAAACCTTTGAATCTCTATTAACTTCAATAAAAAATGAAGCATCATTGGATCGCTTGATATTTAAATCAATATCTTCTGGAGTAATCGTAACTTCCTTTTTATTAGAAATAGCAATATTTGTCGTGTTAAACATTTATTAGTTTTTGTAATTGATAATTAAATTCTCTTAATCCATGAGCCTTAACATAGTCGGATTGGTCTTTGTATGGACAGCTTAATGGAAGCCATACAGCCTCTATTTGATGTTTTTTAGACCACTTAAGCGCATTTGTTATGCCCGGTTGATCGTTATCATAAAATAAAATAATTCTCTTCCAACGAGGCTTAATCTTAGTATAGAATGTTTTTTCATGTGGGAAGGTTCCCTCGTTATTTGAAGCTATCGAATTACAATAGTGTCCATTTAGTCGCCAATGTACACCAGCATCTTTCTTACTACTCGCAATATATAGCGTATCCCCACCACACTTTGGTAATAAATCCCAATTTTGAATAACTGTATTGTCTACATTAGAAATCCATTTATGCTTACCATCGCGTTCTGGGAAATATAGCTTTCTCCTATAAATCCCATTGTGCCTATAATAATCATAACTATAAGCCAATTCATGTGGTACTGCATATGGCATTTTAATCATACCTTTATGCTCCATGGTTAACCAGAAATAGTCTATTGGCCTAATAGAAGCCATTTGAAGCATTTCTTCAGTCCAGCCATATTGTTGCCAGTATTCTATGTCATAGTCCTTATATGGAGCGTATGACACATCTATGACTGTTGTGGATTTCTCCTTGAAATGTGGTGTTGGATTAATCTTAGAAATAATAGTTCTTACATATCTGAAATCCCTATCAGAATTATCTATTAGCTGTAATCCAAAATCTAAATTGATTTTTCTAATAGCATCTCTAAAATCCAAATTAAACTTACGCATCACATATTCAATAGCCCTGTAAGAGCCTTCTCCAAAATCTGTGTATAAAAGGTCTCCTCCAATATGTTCTATCATACACGATGGAGACTTTTCATCTCTAAACTCTGATTTAAAAGGCTGTGATATCTTTTTGAAATTCCTACAATAAGCTTGAAATATCTGATATGTTGAAATCACATCTAATAAATTGCTCTTGGTAAGAATATTTCTAGTTGTGATCATTTTATTTGATTAATTTCTGTCTAATACTACTAATTGATAAATTTCTTTAATGTGTTTATACATTAATTCTGGTACATTATATTCAGATAATAAATCCATTCTCTTTTCGTCTGATAATGAATTCCACCAGTCTTCAACTATTTGCCTTGCATTCATAACTTAATTTTTAAAAGAAAGGGCCATCATTTCTGACAGCCCAATCATACAACTATTTATAAAACAACAATTTTATCTGTGACACCAACAATTACAAGTTTCTGGATGACAGCTTCCACCTTCGCATTTCTTGCATCGGTATGGGCTATCAATAGAATCTTTGATAATTTGAATGTCAATTTTTAGTGTGGCATAATCTATTTTCATACCGCATTATCTTACCAAGGCATCTCTTCCTCTGGAGCCTGAATAAAATCAGGATCAACAGAAGCTACTGCCACTGGTTTGTAGTCATATTTATTACCTTTATCAAAAGGCTTAATATGATCTGGATTTGATTTCATCTCTTCATTTGAAGCGATAAATCCATAACGACGTTTACCTAAAGAATAACCAATTTTATCCTGGCCATCTTTTATGTAAACATATTCCTCAGCTGTCAAAGCCCATGTAGCAAATTTGCCACGAATAATAGGCATCAACTTATTAAGATAATCCTCAACATTATCAGCCTCGATAGCATCAACTTTTTCAGAAACGCCAAGCTTCTTAGCAATTAATGCAATATCAGAAATAAACTGATCCATCTGAGTTTTATCTTCCTTGCCAAAATAAATACTGAAATTTACGCGACCTACACGACCGCCAAATTTAGCTTTTTCATCTGGCTCAAAACCAGCATCTACAACTTTTGGACTTTCAAGCAACAAAACAACTTGCTGTTTATCACTTTTGGACGACCCTTTAAGTTCAAATCCAACAATTGCAGCTTCCTGCACTCCATATGACAGATATTTAGATCCACCATTACCACCACTCACTACTGCAACACCTTTTGTTGAAATCATATATTTAATTTTAATTGTTACTACTTAATTCTAATTCGTCTTCTTGTTGATATTTGGGAGCTAATTGTTCCCACTGTACATGTAAAAGTTCCCAATATCTATGATGTTGAGGTGAACCTTCCCAATCGAAAGCTGACGTTACCCATCTTGAATTTTGCTGCCATGTCCTATTGCAATAAACATCAAAGTCTTCATTATTTCTAATGTTTTTCTTAAATTGCTCTAGACAATTATTTTTGGTTAGAAATTCTATAAATCTTTCTTTCATTTAAGGATTTTCTTTTTGATAATTAGAATTTTCAATTGCTCTTCTGTGAACATTTGATCCAACAAATGACTCGACCATACCAATACATGGTTCTCCCCATCCTTCATCTTGATCGTCTTGATCTTTATTGGCTTCAGTTTTACTTAAAAACCATATTGGATATGCAGATCCATCTCCACCATTTCTAATTGAAAACCACAATTCAATTTTCTCCATATTATTTTAAATAAATTCTATCCCAAAAGGTTGTAATGGATTTATCCTCATTCTTCTGAGAGATTACAATTTCACCATCAAGATGAGTGCATCTACCGCCGCAAGCAATTGAGTTTTCATTTGTAAAATTAATTATACCTTCGTTGCCACGTCTAAAAAAATGACCAACAGCATCAACTCTTGAGCAGTAATTAGTCTTAACTTTACCGGTTAAATTAATATCACTAGCCTCAACAGTATCACCAGACTTTTTAGCCTCAATGTATTTATCTTTAATGTGAGCAATAATAATGACATGTTTGGCTGTTTTTGCCATCAGATCATACCATTTATCCATCTGCTCGCGGCTAAATTTATAGCCATTTCCTGAAGGTAGCTCATGAACTGTCTCAAACTTAGGATCACTCATCTTATATTTAGATGTTGTGCCGGGTATAACATTAAAACTTCTGCCCATGTTTTTGCCCATGTAATTATACGTTCCAACAAATTCACTCCATTCATCAAGCTTAGTTGCTGTATCATAAATTACATATTCATATGGACATCCTTCATCTATAATGGCCTTGCAGATTTTCTCAAACTCTGGCGGATTATTAGCTTGGATAACATTCGCTTCAACATAATCAGCACCACCTGGCTCAAGCTCTACTAATAATGAGTTTGGCAATTGCGCTGTTATACTTGTCTTGCCAGATTTAGGTGATCCGTACACCAATAAAATATTTGGCGTCACTGACACTGGTGGTCTTCTTGTTGTTGGTAATATGAATTTTTCTTCACTCACTTATCTCTCTCCTATATTTAAATTATTATTTCTTCCATCCAATCCCAATATCCCAAATAAGAAAGCTAATGTCTAATCTAATTAATTTGCTTGATTTCCACCAAGTCCACCAAATTTGAACTGTTGGAATAAACATTATAGAGCCATTATCTTTGTTTAAATTTGTTTCAAAATATAAATTTATCATCTTAATCAATCATAAAGTATTCTTTAATCAAATGCTCGAAATTAGCTAGGAATTTATCACGAAGTTCAGCTGATTTAAAGGCAAGAAATGCCCAGTTATTCTCAAAATAATCAGATTTGATTTCATTATGTCGTCTGATTATCACATATGCATGTGACGTTACTTTAAAATTTCCATCTGGATTAAATTCCCAGCCATCATTATATACAGCCATTAACTGACTCAATTGTGCCATTGCTAAAGCTGATTTCGCGATTTTCTTTGTTGTAAATCTAGATGTTCTATATTCTAAGCCAACATCATTACTAATCGCTTCTTTTATGTTATGAGCATCAATATAAAATCCTTTTACAGAATCTTTATTTAATTCGTTCCAACTTTTAGGCAATGCTTTTTTAGTCAACTCTTCCTTGCTAAAACTAGCTAATAATAATTCATCCATTTCTGGACTCTTGCCATACATTTTCTTAGCTTGATCTAAGCTTAGTTTAATTGTTTTTTCTGTACACATACTGTTCTTCTTTAATTAATTCCCAATTTCCTGGGTTATCTTTAATCATTTGGCCTGCGGTATAACGGCATCCAATTGGTTTA